ATTAAAAGCCCTTGGCTGGCGACCAAGGGCTGTATTTGATACTGAACTAGCAAAAATTGTTGACTATTATTCTAAAACATTTGTTTGGTAATTAGTATCTGTATGCGTCAGGTTTAAAAGGTCCTTCAACAGTTACTCCAATATAGTCGGCCTGATCTTTAGTTAGTGTAGTTAATTGAGCACCTACATGTTCTAAATGTAACCTAGCAACTTCCTCGTCAACTGATTTAGGTAACAAATATAGCTTAACCTCTTTATATTTGTCTGTGTTTCTATTAGCCCATAGTTCAATTTGTGCAAGCACTTGATTGGTAAAACTGTTGCTCATAACATAGCTAGGATGACCTGTAGCGCAACCTAGGTTAACTAATCTACCTTTTGCTAAAACAATAATTTTATTTCCATTTGGTTTGGTGACATGATCAACAAGTGGTTTTATTTCTTCCCACGACCAATCTTGAATACCTGCAATATCAATCTCGCTATCAAAATGACCAATGTTGCAAACAATTGCATTGTTTTTCATCATGGTCATGTGCCATTTATCAATGACATTGATATTTCCGGTTGCGGTTACAAAGATATCTGCCTTGTCTGCGGCATAATCCATGGTAACAACCTTGTAACCTTCCATTGCAGCTTGTAAGGCACAGATAGGATCAATTTCTGTAATCCAGACTTGTGCAGAAAGTGCTCTTAATGCCTGTGCAGATCCTTTACCAACATCACCGTAACCGGCTACTACTGCAATCTTGCCAGCTATCATCACATCAGTGGCACGTTTAATAGCATCAACTAAACTTTCACGACAACCATATAGATTATCAAATTTACTCTTAGTGACAGAGTCATTAACGTTGATAGCCGGCATCAACAATGTGTTATTTTGAATTCGTTCAATAAGTTTATGAATACCGGTGGTAGTTTCTTCACTTACACCAATAATGCCATCTAGTAGATCAGGCCTATGTTCATGAACAAAACCGGTTAGATCATGTCCGTCATCTAGTAATAGATTAGGTGTCCAATCATCAGGTCCAGAAAGTGTTTGTTCAATACACCACCAATATTCCGCTTCAGTTTCGCCTTTCCATGCAAACACAGGAATCCCACGAGCTGCCAATGCTGCCGCGGCATGATCTTGTGTTGAGAAAATATTGCAACTAGACCAACGTACTTCTGCGCCAAGATCTATAAGTGTTTCAATTAGTACCGCGGTTTGAATAGTCATGTGTAGACTACCGGCGATGCGAGCACCTTGTAGTGGTTTTGTTGATTTATATTTTTCACGGATTGCCATTAATCCTGGCATTTCATGTTCGGCAATAGCTATTTCTTTTCTACCCCATTCAGCTAGGGAGATATCTGCTACTTTGTAATTCATTATTTTTCCTTTTTCATAATAATTGGTGATTCTGATATTTTGTTTGTTTCTTCACTGAGCACTGGCATTTCTAGTGGCGGATGTCTGGTATTTTTTAATAATAATGCACAATACTTTAATGTTGCATGCATGGGATAAAATACTACCGCCAGACTGGCTATCAGCACCACTCCAGTAAGTAAACATAAAATTGAAAATATTGTAAGAATTATCTCCAACATAAAATTCCAGAACCCTAAAACCCCAACATCAAAATAGTTACTGTAATCTGATGTTTCTACATTAAAAGATTGTACATGTGATCTTAAAGACAAAATTAATTCATAAAATTTGCTAGTCAATACTAATAGTATACCACGATATAATGCTGTCATTTTTGTTCCAATAAATGTTTTTTATCCTTGATGTCTTTGAATTCTTCGGCTTGTGATAAAGGTTCTTTTTTTCTAGTTATACTAGTGTAAGATTTACTTAATTTTTCGTTTACTTCGATCCAATAATCAAGATTTTGAGTCGCGGTATCTGTATCCGGTACTATTGCGTTCACTGGACATTCTGGAACACAAACTGCACAATCAATGCATTCATCAGGATTGATAACTAAGAAATTAGGTCCTTCATAGAAACAATCTACAGGACAAACACCTACACAATCAGTGTACTTACAATTTATACAGGATTCTGTCACTACATAAGTCATTTATATATATTGCTCCATAATTGAAGTTTATCTTTTTTTTCTTGTACCGCTTTGGTAACGTTATTTTTGTCTACTAAATCATGTTGATGCAATAGTTCAATCATTGCAACAAGGTCACCAACTTCTTTTTCAAAAGCTTCTTTTTGAGTTAGCCCAGATTTATGAGAATTGGTTATACCAAATCTAAAAATTTTAGATATTGATTGTATTACTTCGGCGCATTCTTCTTGTGTTATAACAAGAATTTCTCGTTGTTTATCATTCATCTATAAGTTCGATATCTTCAACAATTGGGATTACTTGCAAATTTGTGTTTTTTTGAACATCAACTACCATATCCTCTGCAGCTTTTTTTGCTGCAGGATAAGTTTTATATGCTCGTTCAAACATTCTATTGCCGTCCTCAAGTTCGGCCATTGCAAGATATATTTTCATTTAAATTAGACTAAAGTAATATTATACATAATATTCAGCATCAGTGCAACTCTTACATAAGCTTGCTGAGCTGTAACATGTTCGGGTGTTTTCTTTTATTAAGGATATCATTCCCGGACCGGTAAACAAATCTTGGTATGAATCAGTTGTTAAGTTACCTAATATATGTTTTGTATTATAATCCATACAACACAAAACTACATCACCATTTGGTAATAATACGTGTTGATCGTAGTTAATTGTTTTACTACAACGAACTGGTTGTTCGTGCTTTTCTATAAAGTTTACCGGCTGTTCTTGAACTTGTTCTCGATTTAAACTACCGGCACGATCATGTCCAAACCAATTATATAATTGAATGCCCAAATGTTGCAAATCTTTATGTATTTTACCATGATCACTCATGGTCATCGCTTCTAATTTTATACCTGCTTTTTGTACTGCGGCAGTGATAATTTTAAATACTTCTACCCATTCATCACTGTATTTCCAGCCTTTCATGTTTCCATATTCATCGGGAAAATGTACACTGAATACTTCAATTTGATTACGATATTGGTAAAACAAGTTTTCTACACGACGTGCGGTATCTACTGTCCAATTGTAAAGAGTACTGTATACAGCTACGTTGTGTTTGTTAGAAAGTGCATGTTCGAGCATGTCTGTACAAGCAGGATTTACCCATGCTTCACTCATTCCTGAAAAATCTATTCTAGTATTTGGTGGAATTTTACTAAGTGCAGTTTTGAATGTATCTAATGACATGTATTTTACATCTTCAGTGCCATAGGCATCTCTGAGATTATCCTGAGGACAAAAATTACACATTAGCGGACAACCAATCATGGTTGTGATTTCTAAAGTAGGTCTTTGCATTTGATTACTTATCGCGTCGTTGTCTAGGTGTAGTATCTTTATCGCGTGGTTCTGCTTGGCGACCTTTTCTGGTAACTTGTAGTCTAGTGTTGTCAGGATCTAATACAGATTGTGCTGCTGCAGGTTGAGACGAAGCTTTCGCTGCGGCACGTTCTGCTTTTCTTAATGCTTTTACATCAACCCCGGTTGATGCAACAGCGATTAAATCTACCTTGGGCATGCCTTCTGAGTCCGGAGCCATTATATAGGCAACATCAGATTTAATTAAACCTTGCATACTTTCATACGAAGTAAAATATTGCACAGATTCAGAATTGTTATTCATCATTAGTATACCGTCAAAATTTGAATAGTTTTTATAATTTTCAAATCCTGTTTTTAATATACTTGCCGATATGTCAGCCGCAGTTCCGTTTAATAATGCTGATTCATAATCGCTAGTGTTGGCATGGGCAAATAATCCCTTTGCCATAATACCTACGCATCGTTTTAAAACATTTGGTTTACCAGCCAGTGCCAATCGCGGTCTAATTTGATCTACCCATATGTTTGGATTTAATCTTGGAGGTATAGCCGGGGGATTAGTATTAATTTGTCTAAAAGCATCCAAAATAGCATTTTTAATTGAGGCCATGTCCTGATCAGCTTTACGAGCATTAACCCAACGGCCGCCACTTTCTAATGTTGTTTTTACTTCAATTGCTGTTTTTCCAACAATGATATCGCCGCCTCCTTTTATACGACCACTCCATTTGATTTGTGGACTTAATATCGCAAGAGCTATTTCCCCAGGACCAACGCCCTGAGGTATCAATGTTCTGTGTGCAGCTAGCGTGGCTAGAACAGTACGGGCAAAATTGTCACCGTTAACTATATCCAAATAAGAGTGTAAACCGCCATCTAACAGCAAAGAAGTATTAATAATACCTTTTGGAAAACGATTTAAGAAGGCATCTTTTTCCTCAATTGGAGCGTTAATTTTTAATATAACATCTGCCACAGTTTCTAAAAAGTTTGCTGCATCAGCATCTTGTGACAAAACTGCGCTGATTTTTTCGTCTAAATTTCCAGCACGTAACACATTCAAAACTCTATTAAGAACGTTAATATCGTGGGTTTGCTTTACTTGAGCAACTATTTCTTTTTTAATAGGTGCATCAGCCTCTGCTAGAATATTGATTAAATTACGCATAATGTAATATTTATGGTTTTAAAATATCTTCATTCTTTTGAAAAGTGGAAATCCTTATCTAGCCATGCAGTTACTATTTCTTCCTGTCTTACGTGTCCATATCTTTTTAAACACTGTATAACATTATCATTTAATAAGTTTAATTCGGCCAATTGATACCAATTAGTTTTTGTAGGATCCATTGGCTCTACCTCTGATTTGTATACTGCGGCATGTAACCATGGACTATTTTCTTCCTTGAGAAAGTAGGCGTCCCTGCAGTCAAAACCATTGACGGCCAACATGTACATCAAATTAACAATGTTGTAATTAAAATAAACATGATTAACACTATGAGTCTGCAATCTATTGTAATAGTAATGTTGATTTTGTGGCAACACAATCACTAACATCGCATTTACGTTCATTGATTTATTCCATGTTTTTAACGCATTAATTGGATTGATAAGATATTGAAATGTGTCATGACACCATACAAAATCAACCGGTTTAGGTAACAAAAAATATGGATCATCTAAATCATAATCAAATGTGAATATGTTTGGTAATGTTTGTACTGTTTTATCAAATTGCTGTATGTTTTTATCTACTGCATACACCTTGTACTCGCGGGGCTCCGGGGGGTCATCTCTAGTTTCTAAAGTTGCCCACCATTGACTATCAAAACCCTGTCCACATCCAAAATCTGCTATAAATTCTAAACTGTCTAAAAAACTGTCATAGCCGTATAAGACTTGTAAAGTTTCTAAGCTGTGTATGTGACTATCAGTTCCATTTTTAAACTGTGCCATTTTGCATTACCTCTATTATAATTTTTTCTTTCAACGGTTTTAATCTGGTTTCCAATCGGTGGCATGCTTCGGCCAATTCAATTTCTGAACCCCAGTTAAGATTGTGAATTAAATTTGTAGCGTATCTACCGCATACATCCTTTTCAATTTGTATATCTACTGCATTATTTTTTGGACGAGCATTTGAGCATAAAGCCCATTCTTTTAATATTTGTTCTGCGTGTTCTTTGTAGTTCATTAAATCACAATATCTTCCATTCCAGCTGTTCTTAGACGAACAACATGACCTAACATAAAGTTTTTACTTTCTAGGCCTTTCATAACTCCAAGCCATTTGTTTCTAAGCAAAGCAACTTCGTTAATGATAGTTTCAAAGTCAATGACTTCGTCTTCTCCATCTGTATATTTCTCTGCGTCGCGACTTGTAAGAGCTCGGGCATAAGCTTCCAGGTACTTCTGAAAATGTTTTCGTCTAATTTTACGAAGTTGTATGTTAAGATAGTTAAGTACAGCCTCAATCTCTTGGAGTTGGTTAAATCTGTGCTCTGTAATTCCCGGTAAATTTGCAGCGGATTTTTCAACATTACCTCGTATGTATGTTTCTGTTTTTGCCTGCACAAGTTCACCTTCATAGAAGTCAATGAAGGCTGGAATATTTCCAAGATCTACAACAATTTTATTATACCACATATTCTTTGTATTTTAATAACCATGGAAAAGTTAATTGCCAGTCAGTGCTTCTTCTTCTATCAATTTCATTTAAAAAAGTATAAAGTTTCTTAATTTCTGCGTGATCAATCAGAGCATTTTGCAAGTATTCATTAGCTATACCTTGCATGTATTCAAATTTTATTTGGTCTTCGCTAGTTTGCCGCGGCATTAATTTTAATATTTTTTCAAAGTCTTCTGCAAATTCTTCTGATCCTAAAATTGACGGAATCATGTAGCTGGGACCAGGATTAACAGTTGAAAAATAGTGTCCTACATTTTTTTTACGTCTCCATTCCACTAACTTTTCAATTAGCGTTGGCATTTGTTTAATAGTTAAATTTGTAATTGTTTGATTGATGTGTAGCACTAACCATGGTATTTCTAGTAGAAAATTAAAATTTCTTTCCCACGTCGTCAAATTCAATCCATATCGAACAAATTCTTGTTCGGCTCCCCAACTGTCAATGCTGCAAGTAATATCCAAACGTCGGATACGTTTTTCTACAATTAATTGTTTAAAAATTTGAATGTAATTTTTTAATTTTTTTTCACTTACCATTAAATTTGTTACAATGTTAACTTCTAATTTTGAATTTTTATTTTCCTGTAAAAATTTTAAAAATAAATCCAATTCTTTCTGTACCAGTGGTTCACCACCTAAAAAATGCAATCTTTCTAAATGGTGGTAGTTTTTAGACAACCAATCCAAAGAAGATGATATCAAATTATTTTCTCGATCAATTGCTATTTCTTCAAGTATTACTCCGTCTTTATCAAATTTTCCAAACTTTTTATTTTCTTGATTAATTCTGCTGCTTAAATCTCCTCGACAATACAAACACGAAAGATTACACACGTTGTTTATAAAGATTTCTAGTACTCTAGGAGTAACATAAATTTCATTTGGATTAGAATCAAGTTCAGGAGGAATCAAACCAGGTTGACTCAGCATATGTAATCTATCACTTACTCCGCCACTGTCCTCAATATTTTTACAATATCTACAACTTTCGTTGGGCCACTGGCCTTTTAACATATTTTGTCTGTCACTTATAACCAACGGATTGTTATGAAAATCAGAAAAATTTTCAACAGTCAATGGATAATAAGCTGTTCTATGACAAGTGGCAGATT